AAGCAGAACAGCAGCCTCGCATGGCTGCCAGGCGTGGCCGTGGAGAGATCGACCGGACCGGCAATCTCCCTGGAGGACTTCCAGAACTGCTACGCCGTGGGAGGCATCGACCTCTCCCGGACCACAGACCTGACGGCGGCGTGCATCGTCATCGAGAAGGACGGCGAGCTCTACGTCAAGGCTAAGTTCTGGATGCCAGGCGAGAAGCTGGAGGAGGCCAAGGCCCGCGATGGCCTGCCTTATGACATCTACGTCCAGCGCGGACTGCTGGCGCTCTCCGGCGACAACTTTGTGGACTACCAGGACTGCTTCGCATGGTTCCGGCAGATGGTCGAGGAGTTCCGCATCTACCCGCTGCAGATCGGCTATGACCGATACAGCGCCCAGTACCTCGTCAAGGACATGGAGGCGTATGGCTTCCACATGGACGACGTCTTCCAGGGCTACAACCTGACGCCGGTCATCAACGAGACCGAGGGCCTGATCCGGGACGGCAGGATCCACATCGGCGACAACGATCTGCTGAAGATCCACCTGCTCAATGCAGCGCTGAAGACGGAGACACAAACAGACAGGAAAAAGCTGGTCAAGCTATCAGCGACCGAACACATAGACGGAGCGGCAGCGCTCCTCGATGCTTTAACGGTCCGAATGAAACATTGGTCCGAGATCGGACCGCAGCTATTAAACAGGAGGAATTAACACTATGGGCCTTTTTGAAAAGCTCTTCGGCCGAGACAAAGACCTGGAACCAACTCCAAGGGACGAGAAGTTCTTCAAACTTCTGAACGGCTACCGGCCGGTCTTCAGGAGCTGGAGCGGCGAGCTCTACGAGAGCGAACTGATCCGGGCAGCCATAGACGCCAGGGCGAGACACGTCTCCAAGCTGGACGTGACGGTCCAGGGCACCGCAAAACCGGCGCTGCAGAATTATCTGAGACTGGGGCCGAACCAGTTCCAGACATGGTCCCAGATGCTCTACCGGCTGAGCACCATCCTCGACATGAGGAACACAGCAATCATCGTGCCAATCATAGACAAGGACGGCAGCACGACCGGCATCATGCCGGTGCTCTATAAGGAGGCGGAGACCGTCGAGTACAAGGGCGACGTCTGGCTCCGGCTGCGCTTCTATAACGGCGACAACGTGGCCATCGAGCTGTACCGCGTCGGCATCATGACCAAGTACCAGTACAAGAACGACCTCTTCGGCGAGGACAACAAGGCCCTAAAGCCGACGATGGAGCTGCTGAACATCCAGAACCAGGGCATCGAGGAAGGCGTCAAGAACTCCGCCTCGTACCGGTTCATGGCAACGCTCGGAAACTTCGCCAACGAGGAGGACCTGGTCAAGGAGCGCGAACGCTTCACCGAGAACAACCTCAAAAAGGGAGACGGCGGCGTCCTGCTCTGGCCTAACACCTACAAGGACATCAAGCAGATTGAGAGCAAGCCCTTCGTGGCCGACGCCGACCAGATAAAGCTCATAAATGAGAACGTCTACAACTACTTCGGCGTGAACCAGGACATCCTCCAGAACAAGGCCATCGGCGACAGCTGGTCCGCGTTCTACGAGGGAGCAATCGAGCCCTTCAGCATCCAGCTCTCCGAAGTCCTGACCAAGATGCTCTTCAGCCAGCGCGAGCGCGAGCTGGGGACCTACGTCATGGCGACGGCTAACCGGCTGCAGTACATGAGCAACACCGACAAGCTGAACGTCTCGACGCAGCTGGTGGACCGCGGCCTCATGAGCTTAAACGAGGCGAGACAGATCTGGCAGCTGCCAGAAGTCGAAGGCGGCGACGTTCGGATCATTCGCGGCGAGTATTACAACGCAGACAAAAAGACACAGACGGAGGGATCTGGTGAAACTGAAAGCGGAAGCAGCTTATAGCGTTTATAAGCATACAACCCCAAACGGAAAAATCTATATTGGCATAACGAGGTTGTCTCCAGAGAAACGATGGCTCAACGGCCGCGGCTATGCCAGGAATAAACATTTCGCGAGAGCGATCAAGCTATACGGCTGGGACAACATCCAGCACGAGGTTGTCGCTGTTTTTAGCAACGCCGAGGAAGCTTGCGCCGAGGAACAGCGGCTTATTAAGTTATACGACACAACAAACCCCGAAAAAGGCTACAACGCCACAACTGGCGGCGAGCATTACGAGCACACCGAAGAGACGAAGGCCAAGCTCCGCGAGCAGCATCTCGGCAGGCGTTACAACGTGGGCGTTCCATTCACAGAGGAACGCAAGCGGCATTTATCAGAAAACCACGCCGACGTCAGCGGGCCCAAAAATCCCTGCTATGGCCGGAAGTTGACCCCGGAGGAGATCGCGATCCGCAATTCTCACCGGGAATATAAACGCGGCAGCGAAAACCCCACAGCTAAACCCATTCTCCAGTACACAAAAGACGGGAAACTGGTCCAACGCTGGGGAAGCATCGCAGACGCGGCGCGAGTTTACAACAGAACAAGTATTAAATACTGCCTCCGCGGCAAGTACAAAGTCGGATGCGGTTATGTATGGAAATATGAAAGCGAGGAAGACAATGCCTAAGACCATCGAAGAAAAAATCAACGGAGGGCGCGTATATAGGCAGATGGAGGTCCGGGCGCTTGATGAAAACGAGAGCCAGTACACCGTCGAAGGGTATGCGACCACTTTTGACCAGCCTTATGAATTATACAGCGAACCCGGCTACCGTTTTATGGAGCAGGTGAGCCGCAGCGCTTTTGATAATACGGACATGAGCGACGTAATCATGCAATTCGACCACAGCGGAAAAGTCTATGCAAGAAAAAGCAACGGGACCCTGCTGGTGGACCCAGACGAACACGGCCTCAAAGTCAAGGCATATCTGGGAGGAACTGAAGGAGGCCGCCAGCTCTACGAAGAGATCAAGGGCGGCTATGTAACCAAGATGAGCTTCGGCTTCACCGTCAACAGCGACGAGCTGGCGAAGGAAGAGACCGAGGCGCTCGTAACCATCACCCGTACTATTACGGGCATCAAAAAGCTATACGACGTGAGTGCCGTGAGCCTTCCGGCAAATGACACCACGGCCATATATGCCAGAAACTACGGCGAGGGAGTTATCGCCGAAGTGAAGGAGGAGATCCGGCTGGCAACCGAGAGGAGAGCTCGGAAAGAAGAACTACTTAAATCAATCATGAAGGAGGTCTAATCCGTGGAATTTAAAGACATGGAAATGACAGCCCTCGAACAGCGCATCGCAGCCATCCAGGACGAGGCGCAGCTCCTGGGCGAAACTGACGAAGACCTGGCCAAGCTCGAAGCTCTAAAAGAGGAGCGCGCAGCCATCGACCGGGAAATCGAGGCCAGAAGAGCAGCCGAGGCAGAGCGCCGCAAGGCTGCAGCAGAAGTCGCCAACGGTGCCGGCGAAGTAAAAGAAGAGGCACCGGAAGAAATGAGAAAGGACAAGACCAACATGGAAATCAGAAACACCAAGGAATACATCGACGCGTTCGCCAACTACATCAAGACCGGCAACGACGCAGAGTGCCGTTCCCTCCTGAGCGATGCAGCATCCGGCACCGTTCCCATCCCTGAGTTCGTCTCCGGCATCGTAGCCGAGAGAGTAAAGGAGAGCAGGATCCTCTCCAGAGTTCGCAAGGTAAACGCTCCTGGCGTCCTCAAGACCGGCTTCGAGATCTCCGCACCCGTAGCAACCCTGCACGCTGAAGGCGGCGATCCTGTCACCGAGGAAGCTCTCACCCTGGGCATCGTAACCATGAACCCGGCCAGCTTCAAGAAGTGGGTCAGCTTCAGCGACGAGCTTATGGAGAACTCCGAGAGCTTCATCTCCTACATCTACGATGAGATCACCAGAGGCATCATCAAGGCAGAGGAGAAGGCAGTCGTTGACGCCATCCTTGCAGCTCCCCAGGTTGCAACCTCTACCGCTCCTGCAGTCGCCAAGACCGGCAGCGCAGCTGGTGCCATCACCGACTTCGTAGACGCAAGAGCTCTGCTCTCCGGCGCAGCTGAGGATCTCGTTGTCATCGTAAGCCCTGCAGATTATGCAACCTACAGAGGCCTGCAGATGGCTGCCACCTATGGCGTGGATCCCTTCGACGGCCGCGAGGTCATCATCAGCGAATACGCCACCAAGCCCATCATCGGCGACCTCTACGGCGTAACCCTGAACAGACCCAAGGGCGACGAGATCGAGTTCAAGCTCGATGACCACACCCTCATGACCAGCGACATCGTGAGACTGCTGGGCAGACAGGCTGCATCCGTAGCAGTTACCGGCAACCTCTTCTTCGCTAAGGTATCCGCTTAATCATGAAGATCAAGCTCACGCGCGACACCATCGTTCGCTTCGAGGCTGGCAAGGTCCTCGACGTCTCCGAGGAGGAGGCCAAGAGGCTCTTCGCGTTTAAAAACGCAGTCCCCGCCGAAGAGGAGAAGCCAGCGCCGAAGAAGACCAAAGC